TTAAATACCATAAGTATCCATTTTGTCCGCCTTCACCTGAAACTTCAACCCAACCGATTTGAGCAGCATCAGATCCAGAAATTTCAAATTTATCTTTTAGAATAATTGGTTTATTAGTAAAAGATTGGAATTCTGGAGTAACAGACCCGTCCATAGCAGCTTGTCCTTTTTTGAACTCAGAACCATAAACGAAGAATGAACATGTATTTGCAGCGTTGTCATCTACAGTATCAAATCCTGAAACTGCACCTACTGTAGCACCTCCAGAATAAGGAATTACAGTTAATGTAGTATTATCAGAAGCGATTGCAGAAACGTATGCTTTAATAATTGTTGGAGTCGATTGATTATCAGATAATACAATTGTTTGTCCAACTCTTACAGCGTGAGTACCACTACTTGCAATAGTAATAAGACCTGCATTAGTTACAGATGCACCTTCGTAAGCTAAGTGTAATCTACCTTGCTCAGACCAAATAACTTGATCAGAAGCCATAGGCATTTCAGCACCTACCATTCTTAAAAACGAAGATACAGATCTGTTTCCATATCTTTCCACTTCTTCAGCATATAGCTCTGGTAAATATTGTTGTGACCAGTTGCTACCTCCTGAACCATGGAAGTTTAAATAATTTGATGCCAACACAGCTTTACTCGCGTAAGGAGTAAACTCTGTAGGCAATGAAAATGTAGCGTTTGCCATTTTAATTAATTTTTAAAGTTTAATAGTTTTTCAGTTTTAATTTTAGCTTTGAACTACTATCACCACTTAATGCTTTAACTTTAACACCCCCGGCTTCAATATAACCGTCTGCAGTTTTTCTAGGATCCATATTAATGTTCTTAGCTTCTGCAGTCATTTGTTTTATTGCGTCGGCTTTGCCTTGCTCATAAAAATGATTAGCTAATGCATCAGGGTTTGAAGCAGCAAATAAAGACTTATGAAAACCTTGTGCGTCAGTGAGTAGTTTATCATCACCAACATATTTATTAAAAACATTTAATAAATCACTTTGGGTTTCTTTTACTTTATTCACATCACTAACATTGAATCTGTATCTTTTTTCTCCAACTTTGAAATTAAAACCTTTAAAATCATTATTGAAAACTTTATCAGTTTCTTGTTTAAAATGTGATGTTTGCTTCTGAAGTAACTCTTCAGCTGATTTTTGCTCTTCATTGTATCTGTTGAAAAAATCCATTGCTTTTTGTTGTTCAGGATTTAACTTAGAACCCAACTTGACTTCCTTGTAATATTGATCCTTCAACCCGTTCAAAAAGCTTTTAGCGTTTGCAACTTCCTCTTTCAGAGCTAATTTTTTTCTTCTTATATCTCTATCCTCATCTACTTCTTCGTCATATGAAAAATTATCTTCCATAAGGAATTGTATTTCATCATAACTTAAATGAGGTTTAGTTTGTTTATAATATTCGACTAACAATGTATTATCATCTACATTTGAATAGTCTGCGTTTAACCTAACATAGTCTTCTAAAGTACCACCTGTTTCATCCATAAACTTTACTAAGTCTTGAATATTTTCTGGTAAATTTATTTCTGGTTCTTTAGTTTCAACTTTACTTTCTTCAGCTTGTTCAATTTTGCTTTCTTCTTGTTCTGCAACCACTGCAGCCTCGTCATTACTGGTTTCATCTTCTATGACTTCTTCAATTATAGGCGTTTCTTTGTTTTCTTCACCCACTTCTTGCAATCCCACTTCGGCTTCTTGCCCTGTTTCTTCGCTTTGTTCGCTGCTGCGTAACACGCTTTCATCTGTGCTTTGTTCTTGAACGGCATCTGTTTTTTCTTCGTTAAGTTTGTTTAAATCTAATTTGTAAGTACCATCTTCTTTAGTACTCATACCGGCATTTTCCAATACCGTTTCTTCTTGTTCAGCTCTTGACTTTGGTTCTTCGTCAACAACTGACACTTTAATGTCTTCTGCCATAATAAAATATTATATAATTATTTAAAAAATTTATCTTGGTTCAAATTGCTCTAAACCAAATCCACCTAGATTGTCAAACCCTGCAGATTCAAAGTTTTTTGGTGGCTTACCAGATTTTCTCTGGTCTATAAGTTCACTTTGTTGTGAAGCTTGTATTTTTGTTCTTTCGTCTTTTCTATCTTCTTTATACTTCTCTTTATTTTTAATCACATCTGCTTCCGCTGTTTTAAGCTGCATATTCAATTGAAACTCAAATTCCATTAATTCTTTCTTTATTTGCGCTTCTCTTTCTAATTTTTGTATATCAAATTGTGTTTGTGCTTGTGCAATTTGTACTTTACTTTCAGCAATGCCTTGTTGTTTCTGCATATCCGCTTGAGCTGCTGCTTGAGCTGCTTGAGCATTAGATTGTGATTGAGCTTGTATGTTTTCAAGCTGCATAACTCTATCTCTTGCAAATTTAGCTTTTCTTCTTAGCTTTAGTAATTGATTAGCTAATTTAAGATTTTTAATTTCTCTAACATCAATTGCATCTTCTAATTCAATTTGCTTTTGTGTAATAGCCATTTGAATATTGTTTTCAAGCAATTGTTTTTCTTCTTCATCAGGCGCTAATTCTAAAAATATACCAAAATCATGCATATGAAGTTGATATAATTCTTCTAATGTTCCTACATTAAATTTGCCTAAAGATTGTATAAATGACTCTTTAGTATTAGAATATTCAAGTACATCTGATATTCTTAAGGAAATTGCTTCAGCTGTTTTTAATGTTAAATATAATCCTGCTTGTAATATATGTCTTGTAGCTGTATTACTGTTTGCTGCTGCAATTTTTTGTAATCCAACTAATGCATTTTTATCAGGCGTACTTCCATCTCTTGCTTCATTTAATCCTGTAACATCTCGCATCATTTGTAAATAATAATTGTAAGATTGAATTAAACTTGCAATTTTTGTATTACCACCTGACGCTCTTAATTCTTGAATAGGCACTCTACCGTTATTAAACTCACCATCTTGCGTCATTGATCTACCAATTACAGAACCTGTTTGGAAATACATATTTAATGCTTCTTGTGGATTATAATTTGTACCATTACCTAAATCCACTTCAGCAATACCATCCGCATCTAAAAATACCCCGTCAGGAACCATACGAGATAATACTTGTTGTAATTTAAGATGCGTTATTTGAATCATATCTGCAAATGATGTCATTCTGCCAACTAACGATTCAGGCTTTCCTTTATATATTCTTGGTGCTACAATATTGTAACTCATCTGAACTTTTGTAATATCAGATTTTGGACGTGTCATATTAACACATTTTTTCCATTCTAATAAATGCTCGTGACCAATAATTTTAGCCCCTGAATATAATACTTCAATTGATCTATTTACTTTTTCAAATCTTGATCTAGCGTCTTTAGGCGGATTAAATTGATCTGTTTTTTGTATTGCTTTTTCCGCACCTGTTGCTGTTTGTTTTATTTTATAAACTTGATTTTCAAAAGTTTTATATTCAAAATATAATATGTACACATAATTTTTATCTTCAGCATCTGAAGTTGTATATGCTTTATTATATAATTTTGTATTTGCTCCTAAACCTTCTATTTTTTTAATATCCTCTTCATTAAGTTCGGGATATTGTTTTTTAAGTTCTGTTAAACTTACTCTTCTAATTTCACCTACATAATATATATCATCAAAATATGGTGATTCAGTGTAAGAATAAACTAAATCTGAAGGATCTACATACTCTAATTTAATACCTTCAGCAGTATTAAAACTATTTTTCACAGCAGCAATACCTAAAACAGTTATATCATAATCTAATCTTTTCTTTAATAAATTATATTTATTTAATTCAAATACATTTGTTAAAGCTTGCTCTTGAGCAATTTCTACAGATTGTTTATAGCTTAATTGCATATGAAGATTTAATTCTTCTTCATCATCTGGTATATTTTGCGGTTCATTAAAAAGAGTATTTATTCCTAAATTTTGCTGTATTTTATTAGCAAATTCAGAAGAATACATATCGTTTAATAAATTTTCAACAAATTCTGTCCTTCTTTTTGTTGCTACAGGATCTATTGAATATGCTTTTAAATCATATGTTCTTTCATTTATTCCATTTACAACTATATCCACAAACTTAGGTATAATAGGAACTGGTTTCCAATCTAAATTTAAATACGATAAATCACCGTTTATAGACAATTCATCTTTATATTTTTGTATACTTTGTTCACCTCTTGCATATAGTCTTAATCTGTGAAAATTATCTCTATTTGCAAAGTAACGTGTACTTCCTGAGTCTTTTTTAAACCATTCTGATTCTATAGCTTTAGCAACCTGCATTCCATATTTAGGATCCTGCTTCTCAATGTCTGCTACTGCTTGACTCG